CAAAGACAACTTGTGAGGAAGACACGGGATTCGTTCTCTTTCTTCTACTCGCTTCTTCAAAGCAAGCGAGGGTGGCCGCAACTTGGCTCCGTAAAGGAGGCTGAGGCTATAGCGGATCACAAGAATTATTTCTGTTCGCCAAGAGAAGAGTTCCTTGGGCCTGGTCTCGTGAAGTCGATCCGTCAAGCAACGAACTTGCTTCGGGTCGATGAGACCTCCCAGGTGAAACTCTCCCCGAGTCTTTCTGCCTGCTACCAGGCGTCCCGTTCAGATGGGGGCGCGTGCAGCTTATTCGGCAGACCTCGGTATCCTGTCGGAAGATCATTTGTGGAACTGGGTCATTCTTGGATGGAGTACCGCCGCACTGTGAACAGCGGTTGTCTGTACTCGTTCATGAGGGCTCAGGAGAAACCTGAAGAATTTCTCCACACCAAGGTTCAATTGATCCCTGAACCCGGAAAGTTCCGTATTATATCAGCTGGCGATGGACAACTGTACACCTATCTTCAGGGTATACAAGGCCAGCTATTGTCGTCCTGGAAAAGGGCGTCAGTTTCGACAATGCAGGGTGATCTGGACGAGAAGGTCCGAGCACTCGATTCCTCGAGTGATCTACCTTTCCTATGCAGCGGTGATTACAAAGCCGCTACTGATCTTTTGTCCACGGAGGCAACGCGTGCTGCGCTGTCTTCTCTGGGATTAGGGGGGGTCATCGAATCCTCGATGACGGAATGTTGGATGCACTATCCTGATGGCGCAGTTTTACGTCAGCAGGGTGGGCAGCCGATGGGCCATCCTTTGAGTTTTCCCCTCCTGTGTGTAATCAACTTAGGTTGTTATTGGCACGCTCTCCGGATGTACTGCCGGGAGCGTCTTTTAGATTTTCGGACCCTTCAGTGGGCCGTTCTGATAAATGGAGATGACATATTGTTCAAATGTGATCTCCGTTTGTTTGAAATCTGGAAGGATGTCACAGCTTCCTGTGGTTTGAAGATTTCAGCCGGTAAGAATTACCTCTCACGTAGCACTGCTATGATCAACAGTGTTATGTACGTGAGGCATAACGGCATCCTCACTCGAACCACTTATCTCAATCAGAAACTCCTTTACGGAATTTCTGTCAAGACTGGTGATTCTGATGCGACACCTGATCAGATTGGGTCGGCCGTCACCGAGATGGTGCGCGGTTGTCCCCGTTTGAGATGTTGCGTTGGCGTTGCCTTCCAGAGATTTCGGTCTCTGGAGGATAAGTTGGGTTTCCGCCCGAATTGGGCGATTCCTGTGTGTTTGGGTGGATATGGATTGGGTTTGGATTGTATGGATAAATTCCGTGTGACGAGAGCCCAGCGAAAGGTAGCGGCGTTCTTTGCGACGCGTCCGGTCTCCTTGTTCAAGAGACTGGGCGGCAAACGCGATGAGCTAAACTACTTTTTGGATCTTTTCAAGCCCGTTGTTAGACGCAATGATTCCTATGTGATGAGTCTTGATCAGACTCGGCGACTCGAAGCGGCGGAGTTTTGGGAGAGGGTCATTTACGACTTGCGAAAGCCGTATCTGGTTCCCGACCATGACTCCACGCTCGTGGCGGGAATACGGATGAAGTCCCTGGACCGTGGCCTTGGGAAGTTGAACCCTATGAAAATAGAGAACTTGACTTCCTTTCCCGGTCTTGTCGTTGATTTCGGACCGCTCCCGCCTCCCCTGCCGGGGGAGTCGCTCATCCTATCTCGGGGAGAAACCCTGCTGTACAAGTTACAGCGCAGAAGGGACCCTGATATGGGTGCGAATCATCAACCAGAAGAAGGGCTCGATGGGCTTCTGTCGCCCGGGCCTCCCAGTGAGAGACAAGAGACAGATGGGGGGGAGTCCCCCAGTTCGGCCGAGGAGGGTTCGTGTCAGTGTGAATGTGGGTGCGACCGAAGGGCTTGCACCTCCTGTGGTTATTGTGACGTTGAGAACATCTGTCTAAAGTGTTCTCGAAAGTGCCATAATAAGCACAGCGGTTTTCACCGCTGTGAGTTTGGGCAACTACGCTCCCGGTGTGACTGTAGCGCTAACAATGAACTATGATCGGCCTGC